AGCAGCGACGCTCTTTCCGAGATGCTCGGACGTAAAGAGGCTCTGATCGCAGCTCTCGCATTGACAGGTGGGCAAGCTGACGTTTTCAACCAAAAACTAAAGAACATGAAGGACTCGACTGGGGCATTGGGCAAAGCCTACGACGAGCAGATGAACGGCATTGCGAAAAGCGCCGCCGACTGGGACAAGACGAAACAGAAGATCCATGGAATGGCCGTCAAGATTGGTGACAAACTCGTCCCGGTCATGGAGAAGTTGATAGACAAATACATCATTCCCCTCCTCGAGAAGCTCGAATCCATGGACGAGGAGACGCTTGAGAACACTCTCAAAATGGCGGCCTTCGCTGCCTCCATTGGTCCAGTCATTAGCATGATCGCGGGAATGATCGGTGTAGTATCAACAGCGATCAGGGTTTACGGCGGCATGAGGAAGGCCCTTGTGCTAGTCGACGCTGCTGGAATGGGTCTGAACAGGATGTTCAGTAAGCAGGAAATAGGGGCTGGGAAGTTGGCCGGTCGCATAGGGACGCTGGCAACGGCATTTGGAGCGCTGGCCCTCGCCGCGGCCGCATACTCCGCGATTAAAACGGACATTGCAGAGGCCGAGGCGAAGATCGACAAAACGAGAACGATGCAAACCAAGGCGCAGAAAGCCGCCGAGGGTGGGCAAAAGGTGACTACGATTGCACAAAAGCAAAAAGCAATTGTACAACTTGAAGCGCTGAGGATCGAGGCAAAGCAACAGGCGCAAGCCCCGCTGACATGGTCGGAAAGATTAGGTGGAATCGAGGCAATCAAAGCGCGTGAGGCTGTCCCGGTTGACATCCTGAAAATGAAACACCGCATCGAGCGAAATCTCATGGAGCAACAGGAGCAGGGTAGGGTTGAATCGTTCAAATCTGAGTTTGGACGGACTCCAGAGATCGGGTCGATGGGAGGCGCAGCAGCAGGCGGAGAGCAAAACGTCAACGTCACCGTAGAAATAAAAGCCCCCGATGGAGCAGTCGAGGGAGTCCAGCAGAATAGTAGCGGCGGGAACTTTGCCAAGGTCAACGTCGGCCAGAACACGAGGTTTTAATGTCGATTTTAGACGGGACTCGAGAGGCATCATTCAAAGGCGCTGTTTTTCTCTCGAGCAGTGTCCGTACAACCGAGGGGCCGAATCGGGCAAATTACGTTTTCGTAAATACGGGCCGACGTGCATCTAAATTCCTTGGGCTCTATCCTCCTGATTTCAGTTTCGATGCCTTTATCCACGACACAGATTTCTCGAAATATGAGCAAAAAAGGAACGCCCTCAGACAGGCTCTGAGCGACCGAGAGCCCGGGGTTCTCGTCCATCCCACAGATGGTAGCCACACCTGTGTTGCCGGGAAATACACGTTCACAGAATCGCAGGATGCGGCGAATGTTTGCAAGTTCAGGCTGAATTTCTTCGTTGCAGACAAAAGCGCGGATGGCCCAGTTGCGGCCGCTGTCAGTCCGTCCCAAATCAAACGCCTCGCACTCAACGCAAATAGGGCTCTTCAATCCGCATCGGCAGGGGGATTTGACGCAACAACCTCCATCAACAAACAGGCGGCAAAGGGGTTATTTGACAACGCTGGTTCCGCATTCGACAAGCTCAAGGGGATCGGCGATGCAATCCAAAAGGTCTCTGACTTCGCGGGGAAGGCCCTCGAGATCCAGCAACAGGCCGCCTTCTACGCTGCAAACCCCCTGGTAGGATTCGCCGCCTTGGCCGACATGGTGCTTGGCGTGGACGGCCTCACGTTGGACGTGTTCAGCAAGTTCCTTGCCATCTCTGCTCTGTTTGATTTTGGGGATGACGACAACGAGTTTTCCACCAAAAAAACCAGCCCCGTTTTCATGCCTGACGACCCGGCGACATTTGAAGACATCCAAAAGGAAAACAACGCGAAAGTCTTTGGAAACTTCATGCAGGGTGCTTCGACGATTGAGGCATTCGCACAGGCTGGAAACACGACATTCGACACGGTTGACGACATCAACTCCTACATCGAAACTCTCGATGAGCAGTTTGACACCGTCACAGATTCCATGCTGGACCCCGGGACACCCGTAGACTATTCCGAGGCGTACGAGGAAATGAAAACTCTAAAGGATGCCGTCGAAAGTTACTTCACGCAGCAAGCCTTGATCGCCCCTCGAATCGAAATCATCAACATTCAGAAAACACCGGCAACGGTCCTCGCGTACAGGCTATACGGAGACTCTACGCGCGCCGCCGAGATTCTCAAGCTGAACAATTTTGGAGATGGCTCTGTGTTATCTGGCGACATCAAGGTGTTGTCGATATGATCGAAATCAGAATAGATGGGCAAGTCCTCGAGAATTTTTGGTCAATCTCCATGATCGATTCTGTCGACCAACTCTGCAACCAGTTCAAGGCGAAATGCTGTGTTGATGATGGTTCACAGGTGTTTCCAATATCGAAGGGATCAGCGTTCCAAGTTGTCGTCGGCGACACGCTATTGATGACGGGAATTGTTGAAATAGTGCGCGGTGGATATTCAGAGAACAAATACGAGATTGAAGTTGAGGGACGGGACATAACGCGGGCAGTCCTGAAGAACGATCTTCCTCCTGATTTTTCAATCAAGGGGCCGGTCAGCCTGAAGGCTGTGATGGAGAAGACGCTCAAGGCGTCAAATGTCGCCCTGAATGTCATCGATGAGAGCAGCGGAATCACAGACTTCACCAGCAAAGAACTTTTGACCGATGATGTCGGCGCGTCGATTTGGGATTTCTGGTCTGGACTACGAGAAAAACGGAAGGTACTCATATCGAAAGATCCCGATGGGAACGTTGTAATCAGCAACCCGAATGGAAAAGAGTATTCATCGGGACTGTTCCAGCTATTCAACGATCCCGATGCCTTGAACAATATTGTGAGCGCGAACTGGGTTTTCGATGATTCGGAGCGGCGAAACGAGGTGAACGTGCGTTCACAGGCGAACATGTCAGTGGCTCGCGACGATGCTCCGCCGGCAGATAATGAGCAGTGGGCCCCGGATGATTCGCCCGAACCTCCCTCATCCCTTCAGAGCGAGGCGCAAGTTGACGCGCTGATTCAAAAAATATCCGAGTCAGAGTTCGGATCTGAGGTTCAGAAGGCCTATCAGAAGCAGCTCTCTGCGTTGCTTGGAGCATCACCCGTAAAGGCGCAGATTAAAAGTCGCAGAACACAGACACGTGGCCGTGCGATTGACCCAGGCGCCGAACCCCTCACCGTATCGTATGAGACCGCAGAGAACCCGAGCGATGACGATGAGTGCCAGCGCCTGGCAGAGTGGCGAGTCAATCAAAACCGTGTTGCGTCGAATTCATTCTCCTGCACTGTCCAGCAATTATTGATTGATGGCCGCCCGTGGCAATCCGGGTATCTGGTCCCGACTGTCGACGAACAGGCCAATGTCGATTCAATGATGTTGATTAATCGCGTGGAATATCAGACCGAGGTTCAGGACGGTCAATTGGTGTCGGAAAATGTGCGCCTTGCGCTAACCGTCCCTGACGGATACTCTCAGGAGGCCTCGGCATCGGATGCCCAGTCTCAAACCGGAGACATCGGCGACAAATGGACGGGGGGAGGTTACCAGTGAGAGACGCAGTCAAAAAATTCTCCGAGAAAATGAGGAACCTGGTAAAGGTCGCATACATAACTTTATCAGGTAGTGATTCCGGCATTGACTCGATCTCACAGGTTCAATACCTGGGGAAAACCACCCCGGCCGCAAAGGTGATGCCCTATGGACTGTCTGCAAACCCAACAGATGGGACGTCAATGTTATTGTTTTCGGCTGGCGCATCGTCTCAGAGCGCAATAGGGATCCCATTCACATCGGAAAATAGATTCAGAAATCTGAAACCGGGGGAGGTTGCCACTGGCAACTTCGTCACGAAGGCGAAAATCCATTTCAGCGAGCTCGGCGACGTCATTATAAATGTCGGGAAAGATGGTGGCCAAATTAGGCTTGAGAATGACAACGGGTACATCATGCTCGGCAACGACGGGAA